CTAGGCCGCCACAACTGTATCCGAAACCTGCGCCATCGCGGAGCTGTCGTTGTCCCACATATGGGCGTAGGTACGCAAAGTTTCGTTCGCGTCCTTATGGCCCAGGCGCGCTGCTACAGCCACGGGAGAGAACCCGTGGGAGATCAGCACGCTCGCGTGGTAATGACGCAGCTGGTGCCAACCTGGGCCGATTTCCGGCAACACCTTCCGGGCTTTCACCCATACTGCTTCGAACTTCCATACCTGAACCGCACCAGCGTCGTGGAACAGGCGACCCTCCGGTCCGGCTGAGTTGCACAGTCCGAGCAGGATCCCGCGCAGGACTGGTCCAAAGCTCACGCTCCGCTTGGACGACTTCGTTTTCAGCGGCCCGCGCAACAGCCCGCCATTGCGCCGGCTGGCATCCTGCAGCGTCACACGGATGACGCTGTTCTGGAAATCAATGTCCTGCTTAGACAGGCCAAACAACTCACTGGGACGCAGGCCGGTGGCTGCGCCAACCCTCATTGCCGTGGCATACGGGTCCGGGACGGACTCGATCAGTCGTTCCAGTGTCTCCCGACTGAACTGGAAATTACGGCTCTCCACCTGCGGGAGACTGATCTTCACACACGGAGATTCCCTGATGATCCGCTGAAACACCGCCTCTTTGAAAACCTGCCGCGTGTAGGTGTAGTAAAGCCGTGCAGTTGATGCGGCCAGCCCACCGGCAGTCCATTCGTTGATCGCGGCCTGAACGTCTTCCCTGGTGATTCTGGTCAGGTATTTCCCTTGGAACGATGGCAGGATCCTTTTGCGTCCCGCGGAGTCAATCATTCGCAGGGAGCTGGCACGCTGATGCGTCTGCTGCTCGCGCCACTTGGCCCAGAACTCTTCGAACAGCATGTCTGGTTTCAGCCCGTGGGGGTTGAGCGTGGTTTCGGTGGTGCGGGCGTCGAGCCATGCCTGGGCGCCGTCTTTGTAGGCGAAGGACTTCTTGGTTTCTTTGCCGTGTCCGTCGGTCCAGATGGCTTGCCAGCGTTTGCCGGTGCCGTAGCGGGTGGTGCGGGTGCGGTCTTTGCGGTGCCATAGGTCGACTATTCTGCCGGTGGCCATGGTTGGTTCTCCTGTTTTTGGGTGCGCTTGAATAGGCGCATGTATGCGTGGGTGTCTCGGGGGAGCACGTCGAGCTCGTGGGCCAAGGGTGTGGCCGTGTTGTAGATGCGGGTGGCCGCGGCCCACTGGTCTCGGCTTATGAGCCAGGAGGCGGATAGTTCCTCTGCTGCGCGCTCTTGGCGCGGGTGGTGCCCCGTATGCCCCAGGAGGGCGTGCGCGGTCTCGTGAGACAGTGTGGAGCGCCGTTGGATGGGGGCGAGGCGTGGGCGGAGGAAGATCGTGTGGGTGAGCAGGTCGTAGGCTCCCCAGAGCTGGTCAGGAAGGTCAGTTTCTATGATGCGTGGTTTGAGTCGCGCAAGAACTACTTCGAACATATGTTCGAATATAAGGGTAGGGTACGACAGTTAGAAAATCGTCAACGATTTCTTATTCGGGAAGCTGTTCCGGATCCACGCCCGGCTCGCCCTTCGAAGCCGCGATGCGGTCCGCCGGGAACAGCTCGTGCACTTCACCCATGGTCTCGGGCTCGCTCTTGGCGATGACGGCCTGCTCTTGCCACCAGAGCATGTTGTCCGCGGTTTCGCGGATGATGCGCTGGGATGCTTCAGGCAGGTTGCCGGCGCCGGGGAGGGTGAGGCTGGAAGTGTCGGTGTCGACCGGTAAGCCTAGTGATGTGGCGTAGGCGGTGACGACGTCGATCACTCGCACGCCGAGGCCTTTGGCTAGGCCGAGGATGACGGCGTTCTCTTTGGGCCAGCTCAGGACGGGGCGGTTGATCAGGCGGTCCAGGTTGGCTCGTGTGGGTACGCCGCCGCAGGCTTTGGATAGGGATTCGAGGCTGCGGTCTCCGCGCTTGTTGAGGATCAGTTCGCGAATGCCTTGGTTGGTGTTCATGGTTTGAATCCTCTGTCGGGTTGGGGGTGGCGTGCCATCGGACGCTTGTTCTACCTGATAACCCCTAATTCTGCCGTAGTTGACCCTTGGTGATAACCAAATAAACCCCGGAATCATGCGGAACCGCGCAATCTAGGTGAAATTCTTGCTACTAACGCTTGCATTAGTGATAACCACTAGTGCATACTATTGCTATCAGCAGTTGCAAGAAGTGATAACTAGAAAGGAACGCAGATGTCCCCATTCAGAACCAAACGCAAATGGCAGGAGGGAATCTACATGCGACTATCATCCGCGCAACGACTCCGAACCTTCATCTACACCAAGGAAGACATGGACGCCTACCGCAACGGCTCACCCATCGATCCCCGCAAGATCACCCAGCGGTCGCTGGCCCGCCGCGCAGACGTAAGCCAGGCATTCATCAGCCAGCTCGCCTCGGGTAAGAAAACCAGTTGCAAGCCAGAAACCGCTGAGCGCATCGCGGAGGTCATCGGCGTCGACGTCACCGTCCTCTTCGACCCCGAAAGTGCAACCAGCACTTGCGCAGCATGACTCCGGTAGTAGCACAAAAGAAATAGCGAAAGGACACGCCGTGACTGCACAGCCAATGGCCCTTGAAGACCCCAACTGGCGCGAAGAAGCGTTGGAGATCGTCGAAAAGCTCGCCCACCAAGGCAAGCGGTTCACGGCCGACACCCTCCGCGCCGAAATCGGACGACCAGCACCACACCACAACATGGTCGGCTCCATCTTCACCACCGCGCAGCGCCGCGGACTAATCACCAAAGTCGCCAACGCCAACAGCCGGGTCAAGTCCCGCAACGGCGGGCACCAGTACGAATGGCTCGGAAGCCAGGCAAGGAACTACCAGTGAAAACCACCGAAGACCCATTGCGGAACGTCGCCGAAACGGCCGCCCAGTTGCGGTGCCACCAGGAAACCGTGCGGGAAATGCTCCGTCGCGGCGACCTCGTAGGCATCAAATACACGAAGCTCGGCGGCCGCGGCATCTGGAAGGTCCGCCAGTCCAGCATCGACCGGTTCCTCAAGCGTCACGAGTACGCAGCATGAATCGATGGCTTGCACGGAACGGGTTGAAGCTCACCAGCAAGGGGGAGCGAGTCATCGTCAGCATAGCGGCGGTGTTCATCGTCGGAATGACAGGTCTGGCGTTCTGGCTCGAAGGAATCGTCAACGCAGCGAATGGAGTGATCTAAATGAAAGGTCTCGTATTCAACGAGCGGGCCCACCGGTACCGCATGGACGGTAAGCATGTCACCGGCGTGACGACGATCTTGGGCGGTGGCATCCCGAAGCCGGCCCTGATCCGCTGGGCGCCGAAGGTTGTAGCTGAGTGGGTCGCTAACTCGGAGAACCGTTCCGAGTTGGACAGCCTCCTGTACGGCAGCACCGCAGACGCGATCAAGTTCCTGGCGGGCCTGCCCAACCAGGAGCGTGACGCGGCGGCGAAGCGCGGCACCGCGGTCCACGACCTGGCTGAACGCCTAAATCTCACCGGCGACGTTGATGCACCGGATGATCTGCTCGGCTTCATTCAGGGGTACGTGCAGTTCTTGGAGGACTGGGACATCACCCCAGTGCTGGCCGAGAACATCGCAGGGAACCGCGAGCACTGGTACTCGGGCAAGTTCGATCTAATCGCGACCAGCCCTTACCTGGGCGGCGGCCGCCCGGTGATGATCGACCTGAAAACGTCCAAGGGAGTCTACTGGGAGACCGCGCTGCAGTGCGCGGCGTACGCCCGGGCCGAGTTCTACATGGACGCCGACGGCAAGGAAACCCCGTTCCCAGAGCTGGCCGCCACCTATGTGGCGCATGTGACGCCGATGGACCGGGAGGGCTTGAACGCCCGATACGGAGACGAGCCGCTCGGCACGAGCCTGTACCAGCTGTCTGCCAGCCCGGCGGAGATCGACGAGCACTTCCAGCAGTTCTTGCATGCGAAAGCTGTGTTCGAGGACGCGAAGGCCCGGGACAAGGTCGAGCTGGTGCCCCTGCAGGCACCACAGTTCGGGCAGGTGGCGGCATGAGCGTCTACAAGTTCGACTGCGACATCCAGAAAAACGAGATCGAACTGTACTTCGAAGGCGAAGCCATCGCCGTCGACATGCAGCCCACCGACGAGAACCTCATGTGGGGCCAGCTCCGGCCCATCGAACGGCCCGGGTTCGAGGTCATCATGCCGGTGGCCGAGGTCGAGAACCTGATCACCAACCTGCAAACCATGGTCAAAACGATCCGGGAACGTTTCCCGGACGCGGCCTAACCCAACCACCCAACAAGGAGTCACCATGACCATCCAGCCAATCACCCAGGCCAGCCCCGTCGAAATCGCTGGCGGGAACCCGCTCAGCACGACTGCCGGCACGATCCAGCTCGCCGAATGGGCCGCCGAACTCGGCGCCGCCCACCAGCTCGGCACCGCCCTGTGCAAGACCGCATTCGTTCCCAAGGACTTCATGGGAAAGCCCGAGGCCGCGGCCGCCGCGATCCTCGCCGGCAAGTCCCTCGGCTTGGACCCGATGAACGCGCTGTCGAACATCTTCGTGGTGCACGGCCGCCCGGCCCTGTACGCCCGCACCATGACCGCTCTGGTCATGGCACAGGGTCACGAGGTCATCCGTACCGAGGCATCGCCGGAGCGCGTCACCGTGTCGGCCCGACGCAAGGGCCAGCAGCAGTGGCAGGACTTCGTTTGGACTATCGGCCGTGCCAAGACAGCCGGGTACACCAGCAACAGCAAGTACCAGTCCGACCCCATCGCGATGCTGACCGCCAAGGCGCAGGCCGAAGCGTGCCGCACTATCGCCCCGGACGTGCTGGCCGGCATGCCGTACAGCGCGGAGGAAATGGAGCTTGAGGACTTGGGGGAGCAGTCGGCGGCGAAGCCGGTAGAGGCGCCGAAGACCACGAAGATCACCAGGAAACCGAAGGCTCAGGCCGCGGAGCGCCCGGCGCGCCCCGCCCAGGAGCCAGCAGCGCCGGCCCCGGAGCCAGCGGAGGCGGAGCCGGTCGCAGACCCGGCCACCGGTGAGATCCAGGACGAGGGCCCAGCCGCGGTACTTGAAACCGACTGGGAAGCCGAATTGAAAAAGGCCAGCACTAGCCGGGACGCGATGCTCGATCTTTGGAACCGAGCAGTAGCCGAGGGCGCGCCACAGGACATGGTCGCCCGCATCGTCGACGCCGGATCCAAGTTCGCCTAGCCACCGGGCTAGACATCACCACACTTGGTGGCCGACTTGCTTGGGGGCGGGCGGCCACCAACAAACCAACCCATCTATTCACAGGAGTCACCGTGAAAATCATCAGCTTGGAAACCACCAACTACAAGCGGGCCAAGCACGTCGAAATCATCCCGGACCCGAACGGCAACCTCGTGGTTGTCGCGGGCAAGAACGGACAAGGCAAGTCCTCCGTGCTGGACTCGATCGCCGCCGCGCTGAGCGGCGCGAACAGCAAGACCACCCCGAAGCCCATCCGCGACGGCGAAGACCGCGCCGAGATCGTACTCGAAACCGAAGAACTCACCGTCACCCGAATCTTCACCCCATCCGGATCCCGACTCACACTCACCAGCAAGGACGGCGCCAAGTACCCGAAAGCGCAGGCGAAGCTCGACGAGCTCGTCGGCAAACTGTCCATGGACCCGCTCGCGTTCACCCTGCTGGATGACAAGAAGCAGCTGTCCCAGTTGCTGGATCTGGTGGATCTGCCGTTCGATCCCGGGGCGTTGGAAGCTGAACGCAAGGCCGTGTTCGATGACCGTACCGCGGTGAACCGTCGGGTGAAGGAATTCGAATCCGCACTGGCCCAGTACGGCGAACTCCCCGCAGACCTGCCCACGACTGAGGTGTCCGTCGCCGAACTGCTGGGGGAGTACCGCAAGGTTCAGGAGCAGGCGAAGAACCAGGCTGACGCCCGGGACGACTTGCAAGGCGCGAGGGAGTACCTCGGGCAGATCGACCAGCAGATCGCCAAGCTGCAGCGGGACCGTGAAGTAACGCTTCGAGACATTGCCAGCGCCGAGGAAGCTATCGCGAACTTCCCGGAGCTTCCTGACCTCGAAGCCATTCAGTCGAAGATCGACGGGGCGGAGGAAACGAACCGGCTCGTGCGCAAGGCCCAAGAACGCGGGGCGCTGGCATTCCAGTTCGAAGCCGCCAAGGGCCAAGCAACCAGCCTGACCGCCAAGCTGGACGAGATCGCCCAGACCAAAGCCGACGGGCTCGCCGCCGCAAAGTTCCCTGTCGAAGGACTCGGCTTCACCGAAGAAGGCGTCACCTACCAGGGCGTCCCATTCAAGCAAGCATCCAGCGCCGAACAGATCCGCGTGTCCATGGCCATGGCTATCGCGCTCAACCCGACCCTGCGTGTCATCCGCATCCAGGACGGTTCCCTGCTCGACTCCGACAGCCTCGCCCTGGTTGAGGAAACCGCCCGCGAGCACGACATGCAGGTCTGGATGGAAGTCGTAGGCGACGACATCGAAAACGCCTACACCATTGTCGACGGAGAGGTCGCCTAACCATGGCCAACGAAACTGTAATCACTGTCATTGGCAACCTGACCGCCGATCCGGAGCTGCGCTTTACGCCGTCGGGTTCCGCGGTAGCGAACTTCACGATCGCGTCGACTCCGCGAGTATTCGACCGACAGTCGAATGACTGGAAGGACGGCGAAGCGCTGTTCCTCCGGGCCAGTGTCTGGCGTGAAGCCGCGGAGAACGTAGCCGAGACCCTGACCAAGGGCATGCGCGTTATCGCCCAGGGTCGGCTCCGGTCGCGTTCCTATGTCTCCAAGGAGGGGGAGCGCCGCACCGTGATGGAGCTGGAAGTGGACGAGATCGGCCCATCGCTCAAGTACGCGTCCGCGAAGGTCACCCGTACCGCCCGCGGTAACGGGGAAGGCGCAGCAGGCCGCGCCCCGGATAGCAACGGCTCCGGCTGGAACAGCCCGCCCACCGGCGGAGGCGGCTGGGGCAACACCCCGAACCCGACGGCCCCGCCGTTCTAATGCCTGGCCTCACCTGCCCGACCTGTGACGCCCCGGCAGCAACGCATTCCAAACCGCACTGCAGGACGCGTGTGTGCGGATGGATCGTCTGCAAACGCTGCCACACCGTCTACGAACTACCCCGCCGCCCATAATCCGGCGGGCAACCTAACACACCGGGGTGGTCTGGCCAGTAATCGGACCAGACCACCCCAAACCACCAACACCATAGGAGCAACAATGCCAATCGTCACCGTCTACACCACCACCAGCTGCCAGATGTGCCGTGCCACGAAGAAGAAGCTCGACAAGCACGGCGTCGACTACCACACCGTCGAAGCCGACGCACCCGACGCGCACGGCCTGGCCGACGCGATCCGGGCCCGCGCCGACGAACTCAACGTCCCACCCACCATGCCGTACGTGACCGTCTACGACATCCACAACACCCTGATCGCGGACTGGTTCGGATACCAGCCCAACATGATCATCGAGCACGCCGCGGTCTCGGATATGGAGGAAGCAGCATGACCACCCAAACCGCCCTCAACAGCTATTTGGCGGGCCGGAACCTGCGCGCCAACACCGGCGCCGGGCGTATCCTCGCCGAAGCCCGGGCTGAAGCGGACAAGATCATCAGCCAGGGTCGAGCCCAGGCATATCAGATGGTGCTCGAAGCCGGCACCGAGGAAGCGCAGATCGTCGCCGAACTGCAGACCCGCATCGAGGATCTGAAAGCCGAGCAGAAATCCCTTCGCCGGCAAAACGCCAACATCAAGTCCAGTTCCAAAAGGGTCGAAAACAACATGGTGGCCAAGGCCGAACGCAAGGCTGCGCAGATCGTCGCCAAAGCCGAAACACAGCTGCACAGGGTCGCCGAAGCGATCGACAGCCGCGACATGGAGCAACTTCTCATGGAAGCCAGAAGGGTTCTCCTGCATGCCGAACGCGACGCCAACCTAATCCGTGAGCGGGCACGCACAGAAGGCCTCGCCCTGGCAGACGCGGAAAAGCTCACCGTGAGTATCCCAGATCGGGAGGCAGCCCGCGCCAGGCTCCAAGCCGTCACCAACGAAGCCACCGGCCGCGGCCGACTCAAATCTGCATAGCAACAACCCACCCAAAGTATCGAATAGCAAGGAGCCAATAAGTTGAGCGACGATCTGATCACTATCACCGACATGTTCTGTGGCGCTGGGGGATCCTCCACCGGCCTCATGGAGATCCCAGGTGTGCGAGTCCGCACGGCCATGAACCACTGGGACCGGGCCATTGAAACCCACAACACCAACCACCCGGACACCGACCATGTTTGCGCTGATATTCAGGTGACTGATCCGCGCTACATTGCGACGTCGGATGTGCTCTGGGCTAGTCCAGAATGCACCAATCACAGCGTGGCGAAGGGCCGCAAACGCATCACCAATCAGCCCGATTTGTTTGGTGACAGCATCGCTGACGAAGCGGCGGAGAAGTCCCGGGCCACCATGTGGGACGTTCCCCGGTTCGCTGAGCAGCACAAGTACAAGATCATCATGACCGAGAACGTAGTAGACGCTGCCAAGTGGGTCATGTTCGATGCCTGGTTGCACGCCATGGAACTGCTCGGCTACAACAACCACATCGTCTACCTGAATTCGATGCACGCCCAGCTCGGCGGGCTCCCGGCCCCGCAGTCCCGTGACCGCATGTACGTGGTTTTCTGGCTGAAGGGGAACCCGAAGCCGGACTTTGATCAGCTGCGGCCGGAAGCGTACTGCTCGACGTGCGTCAAGATGGTCCGCGCCGTGCAGCACTTCAAGAACGGGAAGCGGTGGGGCCGGTACCGCGCCCAGTACGTCTACCGGTGCCCGTCGACCAGCTGCCGGAATCAGATCGTGGAGCCCGGCTGGCTCCCGGCCGCCTACGCCATTGACTGGTCTATCCGCGGCCAGAAAATCGGCGACCGAGCCCGCCCACTGGCTGACAAGACCATGGCCCGCATCAAAGCCGGTCTGGAAAAGCACGGACCCAAGCGACTTTCGATTGACGCGGTACGCGGCGCGCCGATCATTTCCGATGTTGATGCGGACCCGTTCGCGACGCAGACGACCAGCTACACCCGAGGGCTGATGATCCCGGTAGAGGGTCGGCTCGGCAAATGGGCGCAGACTACCGAGGAAGCCATGCGTACGCAGACCACCCGCAACGAAACCGGGCTGCTCACCACGCCGGGCCATCACATGCTGATGGAGTACTACGGCAACGGCGGCACCCGTGGCGTGGACCAGGCGATCCCGACTATCCCGACGGTCGACCGGTTCGCCATGATCACCACCATGCGCGGCACCAGCGCCGGACACCTCGCCAACAGCTCCAAACCCGCCACCGACCCGCTCGGCACGCTCACCGCTGGAGGCAACCATCACGGACTCACCGAATGGACCGTGAACGACATCGGAGAGTGCGAGTTCCGCATGCTTGAGCCACACGAAATAAGCGCTGGCATGGCCTTCCCCAAGGACTACATCATGACTGGAAACAAACGCGAGCAGGTCAAGCAAGCAGGCAATGCAGTCACACCGCCCGCGGCCCGAGACATCGGAACCGTCGCCATCGGCAGCCTGGTCTCGGCATGAGCCAGCTCCCGCACTCGCGTTCCCCGCGCCCGATCTGCCCAGACCCCCAATGCGGGAAAGTCTGGGCACCGGACAAGCGCACCGCCAAGCAACTGCGCGCCGAGATCATCGCCGAAAAAGGAACAGCCGCCGAACGCGTCCGATACTACGAACACGCCGGCGGCTGGCACTGGACCCGGGAAACTAAACGGGATCTCTACGGGCACTGGATTTAAAAGGATGATTCTCTGCGAGAAAGACTGCCGCCTCTTCGAGTGTGGATTCAATCTTTGTTTGAATGTAAATCCTGCCGTGGCCACCGGATTCATTCCACCATTTGGGCGCAAGTTCGCAGATGGTTGTGGTGCATTCCCAGAGATATGGGGCAGTACCGTTTTCCTCCCCCAATTCAAAGTCCATAACCCTATGCACTGTTAGCCAGTAAAGAATTTCTATCGACGGCTGCAAAAGACGATGAAGCCCCTCGTCGTCGTCACCAAGAATATCCAGCGCCGCGGCAGCTGCTTCTAAACGTCGTCGTGTTTCGCCGACTGATTGGATCTGAGTTTCAGCGTTAGTGGCGCCAAGATCTCGTACACCAACAAGGAAATCTGCGAGTGCTTTCGTCTTTTCCGCTCGGCGCGACTCTTGACGCTGCTCGAAGAGTTGTTGTTCCAGCAGAACGCGTTGCAGTTCAAGAGCTATTGCAGCGTCTTTGCGCTGAGATTTCAGGGCAATAGAAGCCAAATGAGATTGGTGCTTGTTGGTTCTCCAAACGACGAAAACCGCCACTAGGGCAGCCAGTACTGCTGAGATCGAAGCACCGATCACGCCGCTCCATAGTTCCATCCAGTGCTCTTGTGATATACCCCAAAACATGAATAGAAGTTTACGGGAAAGGAAGAAAACATGATTGATCAGGGGAAGGACAAGCGCCCGTATTTTGTCCTCACCAACGAGTACCCCAGGCACCGGAAGATCCGTCACTTGTCCGACAAAGCGTTCCGGCTCCACGTCACCCTCCTGGGCCTGTGCAACGAAGACAGGAACGACGGGATTATCTCGAAACAAGACCTGCAGATGCTCGGGCCCGGCGCCGGGAAAGAGCTGCTGAACGCAAGCCTGGTCCATGAAAAAGAGCCCGGAATCTACCAACTTCACGACTACCTCCGGCACCAGAACAGCAGGAAGGAAATCGAAGAACTCAGCACCGAGAAACAAGCCGCCGGTAAGCTCGGAGGAAAACGGTCAGCGCACAAGAAATGGCATGTTGACCGGGGGATTCACAACCCCGACTGTGCCCTGTGCCAAGCAGAAACCGGGTAAGCAACCTATAAGCACCTGCTTATCGAAAACATAAGCAGATGCTAGAGCAGAAAATAAGCACCATTAACCATTAACCACTTACTTACGTTTAGCTCTCAACTTACGGACACTTTTGGTTCAGTTTTTTTGGGGCTCAAGAAAAGCAGCATTCGTTCAGGAACGTAACGCGAGACCACACAACGATGCTGATGCAAAACCATCCCAGGAGAAACCATGATCCTCACCCGCAGCGAAGGCGAACGCCTCACCCGCATGATCGCCGCCATGCGCCCAGACTTCGACAGCAACGGCATCGCCCGCATCCTCCAAAAAGCCAACCAACATGAAGGCCTTCCAGCCCACAACATGGACCACGCCATCCGAGCCGCCGCCCACTACACCACCCAGCAAGCACCAGACGGGTCCTACGCCAAGCACACCCCAGCCATGTACCCAGCCACCGGGCAACACTGGGACCAGACCGCACCAGCAGGTTCCAGGCACAAACGCCACCAAGAACCACCCTGCGAAGAACACCCCACCTACGACGCACGCACCTGCGCCTGCTGCTGGGCCGACATCAAACTCGGCCAACGACCAGAAACCATGCTCGGCAAACGCATCCACCCCACAGGGAAACCCAACGCATTCGGAGCTGAAGCCGTCAAACAAGCACTCCGAGCACTCAAAAGCCCCGAGAGCGATGTCTCGAAGCATCCGAAGCAACCCGGGGCGTAGCCCCATTCTAAAACGTCCTACGCCAACCATTGCGACCAGCAAACGCAGAACACACCCCCAGCAGGCGCAAAACCACGGCAAGAACGCCCGAACACCACCCGAGCGGGTATTTCCCCACCCGACCCACTGAAAGGCCCGCAAAATGGATTCTGTGACCCCCGAACCATTCCGGCTTGAGCTACCCAAGCTCGCAGACTGGCTCAACCTCAACCAAAAGCAGCACTGGGCCAAGCAGGCGAAGCTCGCGAAAGCCTGGCGCCACGGGGCAAATATCATCGCCCGCCAACACCGCTTGCTGAAAGGCTTCGAGCGGGTACAGGTCGACGCATACGTGTGGAAGAACTCCCGCCGGGTGTATGACCCGCACAACCTCATGCCCACCCTGAAGCCAGTGATCGACGGGTTGGTCGACTACGGGCTGATCCCGGACGATAACACCGCCCACCTGGCTGGCCCGTTCATCCATCACGGTGGCTATGGCCCGGAAAAGCTCGTGCTTGTAATTCAATCACTGGGTGCATAATTTGCGGGTTGTGGTTGCAACCAATGGTTGCTAGTGTTGCAACTGTCGATAAGCAAATAACACACCCGCTGGTAGCAACCAGGCGGGGGAGGGGAAACCATGTCGAGCACTCCAACACGCGGCGGCCAAGCTGTCCGCTTCATCCTGACAGGCGAACTCGGAATCACAGTCGACGAACCGAAGAAACGCAGCCCAGAAATTGCGGTGCAGCTCTTGGGGCGTCACTACCCGGTGTATCTGCAGCTCGACGAAATCGAAGTTATCGAGCTTACCGAGGTCAAGCTATGAGCCGATCAACTGTGACCGTCACCGTCCACCCGCAGGTGGACAGGTTCATCAAGGTCCTGTGCCGACTTGGGCGGACCGCGGTGCGAGCTGACCGCCAGATGAAAGCCTGGCGAGCCCGGCAACGCATCCTCGCTAAACAGACCCGCCGCAACGATCTGCGCGCCAACCGCCGGCCAGCACTAATCCACAACGGGAGCAAACCATGACCACCAACCTAGACGACCTACGCAAGACCGTGGAGAACGCCGGCGAGGCATGGGCCGACGGTGAACACATCGACATCATCACCCCGCCCGTCGTGCTCGAACTGATCGAGCGTGCGGAAGCTGCGGAACGCGCCCTGGACTTCCATTCCCAGCGCGACCGCGAACTGAAAACGCTGCTGAGCATGATCGCTGATCGGCTGGACGAGTTCTGCTATGACGAACTGTCCTCGCTGATCGAAGATGAACCGTTGGATCAGTGGGGAGAAACGTACAAGTCCCGCCTCGAACAGGCTGAACAGCAGGTAGCAAGGGTGCGGGCGCTGTGCGTGACCACTGACGGCGACCCGATTGACCCAGACTTCGACGGCAACACGGTCGGCGACATCCGCCGCGCCCTGGACGGTGATTGGCGTGGGTAATCGTTTGCGTACCGTCCATAAGCGAACTCGGGATGACTTCCAGGTGTGCAAGGACTGTGAGGGTGTCGGTTCGGTGCCAAACCCTGCGCGTCCGCCGCGCCGCATGGACTGTGAGTCCTGCGACGCCCAAGGGTTCATCCTGCACCGTGCGCCCTACCGGCTCGCGGACGGCACCTGGTCAGACGGCATAGACCGAGGTGAACCGCTAAGCGTATGGACACTTCCGAACGGGAGATGGCAGGTGTACCAGTGCGAAAGCGGCTACTGGGAAGCCTACGCAGAATCCGACGGTCAGCAGCTGGACGAAATCAGATCGTTCCCCACCCACGCCGAAGCTATCGCTTACGCCGACCGTACCGCCCGCACCCCCAAGAACGGAGACAACAAATGAGCCACCTACCCGGCAACCCGCACGTGAAAGGGTCTTCCGCTGCGCTGTCGCGAGCAAATAACTGGTCCCTCACCGCGGCTGAGTATGTATCTGTAGCTAACACCGAAGCCACCCTAGCTCTCGCGTACGAGCAGCGCACCGCCAACCTGATTGCGCTATGGGGACATCCCGACTCATCGTCTATCCCCGGTTTGGACTACGAAGCAGTCCGCGAGCAGATCAAAGACCGACTCGAACGGAGGGCAGAGAAGTGAGTGACTTCAAGCTGGGCGACCGCGTGACCATGACCGGAACGGTGAAGAAGCGTCGGAACTACGAAGATCCCACTAGCGCAAACTTCCTCACGAAGTTCGTCGAGGACAAGCTTCCGCACCTTTACAACAAGGACGGAGGAACGACCTACACGGAAGGTGTGGTCGTCGGCAGGAGGTTCGTGCAGGAGGGGCGGACGGACTACTCCGGCTACGACGGAGACAAGTGCTTCCGATCCAGCGGCGTGACCCACCGCGTGTGGATCATCTCGTTTGACCTGCGCTATAAGCCCGTCATGTGCTTCGACCACCAGATCACCAAGGAGACTCCTAATGCCTGATCAGCCCCCACTCAACCCGGACGCGGTACGTGCGGCTCTTGCGTGGTTCGCGCAGGCCGTTGCAGAGGTAGAAGTCAAGTTCGCCGCCGATGGTACGCGCCCCGGTGATTACTGGACAGGCTACCGTGCCGCCAAGAACGAAATCGCAGACCTACTGGCCGAACCGAAGCTAATCGCCAAAGCGGTCAAAGTGGGTATCGCCGCCACCCAGCCGGAAGTGACCAGCGTGGAAGAACTCGACGCGCTGCCAGCCGGTTCGGTAGTCAGTTCTGGTGGTCGCGAGTTCTATAAGACCTCATACATCGAACACCCGTGGATCCTGCCCTATGGCGTGGACAGGTTCGGCAGCGGGTATCTGGCCAAGCAGGCCAAGGTAACCATCCTGCATCGCCCGGAGGTGGGCGATGCCTAGGTCTAACTGGAGCAGTAGATGGCGCGGTCGAAACCGACGCGTTCAGCAATTATTCTTTCCGCTTCAGCATAGCTATTGGTTTGCGGGTCCTTATCAGTTGCTGGTGAGATCAGCCAGGCACTGCGGGCCTTAATGAAGTCGGACATGGGAGATGGAGCGTCATTCTGCAGGCGCTTGAGATCCTCCACCCGCTGATCCTGATCAGTGCCGGCCTCGTATTGAACGTACAGCTGGCACGCTTCAGTCTTGCTCATCTGACTGCTGCAGCCGGTGAGTGTCAACGAAATAGCGATTACCCCAAGAATTTCGCGTTTCATCCAAACACCATCTCATGACCCACCTTCTGTTGGAAGAGGGATCTCGAATGTGATTCAACGAAAAAATGAGGAGAAATTTTGATCATCGCCCTGATCCTCGCGCTCTACCAGCACTGGTACCACTGGATGCACTCATGGCTATAGCAATCATCGCCGCCACCTGGCTCACCATATCCGCGGCCCTCGCCTACGGGATCAGTAAGACCATCGCCATCGCCGACAGAATTGAACTAGGAGAAGATCATGGTCGTTAGGATCACCGCCCAGAACTTGGACAAGGCGATCAAACGCTACCGGGGCGACAAGGCCTACGCGCCAGGGCAGGAGCGCTACGGGAAGCTGATTTGCGGGGCGAAAAAACGCGGCAAGGACGAGGCCTGCGGATCCTCGCCGGTGCCCGGTGGCACACGGTGCGGACGCCATGGAGGAAACTCACCGAAGGCGAAGGCCGCGGCCGAGCAGCGCACCGCACAACAAGAACTCACCCAACAAGTCGGCACGTTGGGGATCCGGGAGAAGTACCCAGACATCGACCCCGGCCAAGCCCTCCTATCCGAAATCCAAATATCGCACGCGCATGTCCAATGGCTCCGCGCCAAAGTCGCCGAAATCGAACCCAACGAACTCGTCTGGGGCACCACCAAAACCGAAGAAGGCATCGGCCCCCAAGGCCCAGTCGACACCACCACCCAAGAAGCCGGCTTCAACACCTGGTACCAGCTCTACACCCGCGAGCGCGAACACTTCGCCAAGCTCACCACCATGGCCCTAAAGGCCGGCATCGAAGCCCGGAAGATCGCACTGGCTGAACAGCAAGGATCGATGGTCGCCAACGCGATCAAGAGAATCCTCGACGGCCTCCGCCTGAGCCCGAAGCAGCTAGAGCTAGTGCCAACGCTCGTACCCTCGGTGCTCCGCGAACTCATATCCGTCACCGCCTAAAACTTTGTACCGTCAACAACAAAGGAGAAACCCTGTGGCCCTGAAACTGCCCGATATGCCACTGCGGGGCGACACCATCACCGATCTGAGCGGCCGCGTCATGCTCGTCGACAAGGTATTCAACGACGGCCACGAAGAATGCGTCCTCGCCGTAGGCCTCGACAAGGCTGCCGGTACCGTCCCGTTCTCACGCATCACCCGCACCGGGCCGAACGAATTCCGCATCCTCAACCCAGCGCACGACACCACCCAAGGAGAGAATTCAACCGTGACCACCACTCGTGAAGCCCGACACCTCAACGGCGCAGACCTCGGCAAGACTGTCACCGTCGAACTCGGCGACGACACCGTAACCGGTACGCTGTCCGGCGTCACCCACACCGGCAACCTGATCGCCGAAGAACGCCTATGCACAACCACGACGGAGTACACGCTCGGACGTGCAAGCGTCATCCTCGAAGTCCTTGTCCCGTCCGGCCTACTCCAAGCCACCCTCGAACCAAACCACCCGGTAACCATCACCGGAACGGACGCCCCGGCGGGGCTCAATCTGCACCAATCAGTGCTCGACCAGGACGGATAGGATTAGGGCATGGAGAACCTGATCGTCGCAGTCGAGAAAGCTATTGCTGAGAAGAATTGGTATGCCGCTCTGTCGCTGGCGCTGACTATCCCAGACATTTGCGCCAAAATGCTGGCCCCAACCGAGGGGTCCGCGAAGAGGTACTCGAAGTGGGTGAATACATACTTCACACCCAAGTACACGCGGCGCGTAGGCGGGGATCAAGAGCACATCTTTCTGAGCGGGAAGGACCTGTATGCGTTGCGATGCGCGGTCTTGCACGAGGGTTCCGACGACATCATCTTGCAAAGGGCGCGTGAAAGTCTAGAGCGCTTCATTGTTATAGCGCCGCCTCCTGGATTCGTTATTCACCTAAATCAGATTGATCAGGTACTGCAACTCCAAGTGGATATCTTGTGCAAGGACATATGCGAATCTGCTCGCCAATGGTTGGTCGAGGTTAGAGGTAACACGTCTATTCAGGATCGATTGGCCGGGCTGATGGTAATCCGCGAGTATTCAGAAGACGAGGGAATTCAATTTTGATTGCATGTTTAGTTTGTGAGTACAGCACCTCGGCCGGCCTGTACCTGTGCAACCACTGTGACACCCGGTTCCGGTCTGTTCTGGATCGTGTGCCGGCGACGTTGCGGACGGCGGGGGAGACGTTGGCGAATCAGGGTGTGCAACCCCGTGTCGGGTCCGCTGGTACTTCGGCGCCGGGTGCACCGTTGAATTTGGACATGGCCGAACGCCTCGGTGAGTACGAGCGCCGGCTTACGGAGCTTGCGCATTGGGTGAACGGGCGGGAGGAACCAGCCCGAGCCCGGATCTTCACCACCCCCGTTCGGGCAGCGGAGTACTTGCGTGCCATGGCTCACCACCTGCGGAAGCGCGACTACGTGGGGGATATTTACTTGGAGTTGCGCGACCTTGAACGGCGGGTGCTGTCCGCCGCGGACCGGCCAGCGGTGAAACGCCCGTTGGGGGAGTGCGGGGCGCTAGGCTTCGACGGCGCTGACATGATCACCCGCTGCGAGGGAACCGTCATGGGCCACGAAACCGCCACCACCGGCCGATGCAACACCTGCCACCGCGAGCACGACCTCACCGATAGGATCACTGCCCGGTTCGCCGAAGCCTGGCACGTCCGCGGGCCACTCCTGCAGATCGTGAAAGCGCTCAACGCGGCCGGCTACGTGCTGAAGTACGACACAGCGAAATCATGGCTACGACGCGGCAAACTCCACCCGCAATGCGACGTCCGCACCCGCCAGGAGGGCCACACCCCAGCCGAAGTGCTCGCCGTCTTGCAACAAAATGCGTCCACTGCACGCAATATAAGCAAGCAGAAGTTGCAAAAAGTAGCCTGATGCACCTAGGCTAGGAGCCAAGATCGAAGAACTGTAACTAGCCAACCGATCTGCGATGTCGCGGGAACGCTTATCGACAAATAAGACCGCCGAGAGCAGGGCCGAACACCCCCAAAGTTCGAGCCGCCTGCCATGACCGGCACCCTCGACACGCACAAAAGAATAGCCCCCAGGTACACGAGACCCGGGGGAGCGCTGGCTGGCTAACACCCCAGGGGAGTTACCGGGTTCGAATCCCGGCAGCGCACGCTGTGGGGCCAATCCCTACCGATACAGGGAAAAGGACGCCACGACCCCGTGACGCCAAGCAAAGCTTGATCATCCACACGGGCGAGCCAACCCTGTCCCACACCACTCTTGACGGCGGCCGAAGAACCGACACAACATGCAGCGACCCGCTACGCGAGGCGCACACCGCGGACAAAACGACCGCCGTCGAAACAACTACAAGCCGAGCCCTTCATCCTGGAGCTGTAGGGCGACAGCTGGGTTTACTTTGTCATCAGGGTTGAAGCCGAAAAGTGACGCCCGCTCAAGAACCTTCTCCATCACTTCACTAGGGGATAGGTTGCGGCCCAGCCCGAGCAGACCAACACCGGCAACCAACAGATCCATAATGCGCCTGTCCTCTAATTTTAGTTCCACCGCATATGATTTCGGCTCGCCTTGACGAGTAGTCTTCATGCTCGCGCCAACCACTGCAGAGAACGTAGCGAATCCGGCGAGACTTTCTTTCGGAACATGGGTGACGTCAATTTTCGCGTCAACGAAATTCTCCATCGGTGACTCCTTTCGATTATGTGAAGCACAGCCAATAGACGGTGCTGCTGGTAACCCTACCTAGTTTCAAAAGAGGAGGGCAGGAGAATGTCTGCCGCTTATGACTGGGCGGAGTACGCGGCCAAGATGTTCGAGACCCCCGATCATGATTGGGCGACGCCGGGCCAGCTGGCTAAGGCGATCGAACCGACCACCATCCAAACGCCCGCGCTGGACCTGATCGACGAGTACCTGGTGAAGGTCGAGGCAGGGGAGATTGATCGGCTGATCATCAACCTTCCACCCCAGGAGGGGAAATCGACCCGCGTCACGACCATCGGGCCGCTGTGGTTCCTGACCCGCAACCCTGACCGGCGTATTGCCATCGTTTCCTACGCTCAAGACCTCGCCGACGAATTCGGTAGGAACATTCGAAACCACATCGCGTCCAACGACGGTGAAGACGAAACCCTCGACCTCGGCCTACGAGTCGCCCGCGACAACGGCGCAGCCCGACGTTGGAAGCTCGAATCCTCCAAAGGCGGCGTCCGTGCCGTCGGTATTCGTGGCGGCCTGACCGGCCGGCCCGTCGACGCCTTGTTCATTGACGACCCGATCTCGAATTTGGAGCAGGCGTACTCGAAGACCTATCGGGAACAAGCGTGGGGGTTCTGGCAGTCCGTCGGCATCACCCGACTGGCCCCCGGTGCCCCCGTGATCCTCGTGTTGACCCGGTGGCACGCGGACGACCTCGCCGGCCGACTGCTCGCCGGTGAAGACGCTGACCGTTGGACCGTCCTCAACATCCCCGCCGAAGCAGGGGAGAATGACCCGCTCGGACGCAAGCCAGGGCAGTTCCTCGAATCTGCCCGCCAGCGAACCACCAAGCAGTGGGAGCAGATCAAAGTGGCGGTCGGCCCCAAGGTCTGGCAGTCCCTTTACCAGGGCAACCCAACACTGGACGACGGCGGCGTACTGCCCACCGAGTGGGCACGCTACGACCAGCCCATGTGGATCGAACACCCCGACGGCCGGCACACCGTGCCCGGCATCGAACGCGACGACCACGAACTGATCCAGTCGTGGGACCTCGCATTCAAGGGCGAAGACTCGTCCGACTACGTGGTCGGCCAAGTCTGGCTCCGCGTCGGCAACACCGCCTACCTGCTAGACCAGGTGCGCCGCCGCATGAACTTCAACGAGTCCTGCGAAGCGATCAAGGCGATGACCGCGAAGTGGCCGGAAGCCGTCGCGAAACTCGTCGAGGACAAGGCCAACGGGCCGGCGGTGATGAACTCGCTGCAGAAAACCGTGATCGGTCTGATCCCGGTGGAGCCCGTCGGATCGAAGTACGCCAGAGTTTCGGCGGTGTCGCCGTTGGCGTTCTCGAAGAACATCGTCCTACCGGCCACCCAGCTGTGCCCGTGGGTAGAGAACCTCACCCAAGAGGCCCTGTCCTTCCCGGCCGGCGCGAACGACGACCAGCTGGACGCGATGTCGCAGGCAGTGAACCAGCTGCTGTTGCACCGGATCGATACCGGTGACGACGACATGGTGCAGCCGGATGAATACGACTTGTTGGATGAGCAGGGTTACTATCTGTCGCCCTTCTAAAACTGAATCGAGGTGCCGCCCATGGGCTTGCGTTCTTGGCTTGGATCCGTGACCGAATCCGGCACCACCACGGCGACTGAAACTGTCCCATCTGGGACGGTCGCCACGTTGGAGCACCAGCTGGAAACCCTGACCGAGTCCATGGCCCAGCTCGCCCTGGCCCGGGAGGATGCCGGGTGGGAGCGGATCCTGCAGGACGGGCAAAGGGAGCTGTCCCCGGAGGCGCGACGCCGTAACGCGGAGCTGTGCCGGGTGTTCGCCATCGCCAACCCGCTGATCAAGCGTGGTCTGGAATTGCGGGCAGCGTACGTGTTCGGGCAGGGTGTTGGCACCACCGCCGCGGGCGAGACGGTGAACGAGCTGGTGCAGGCTTGGTTGGATGATCCCGAGGTTCGGGAAGTTTTCACCGGCGCGCAGGCCCAGTCCCGCAACGAGCTCGCTCTGGGCACGGATGGGAATTTGTTCTTCGCACTGTTCACCAACCCGCTCACGGGCCGGGTGAAGCCGCGGGTGATCCCGTTCGAGGAAATCCAAGAGCAGGTCACCGACCCCGAAGACTCCCTTTCGGTCCGCTACTACAAGCGGGTCTGGAACCGGCGCGACACCGAGGGTAACGAGCACGAGGTCACGACCTACCACCCCCGCTACGACTACCGGCCCCTGGCACGGCAACGCCGCTACGGTGCCACCCCGGGCCAGCAGGGCCATGAAATCGTGTGGGATGCCCCGATCTACCACGTGAAGGTCAACGCGTTGACTGGGTGGCAGTACGGCATCGGCGACGCGTACAGTGCAATCCCGTGGGCTCGCGGCTACAAGGAGTTCCTTGAAGCGTGGGCGGTCATGATGAACGCCCTGTCCAAGATCGTCTGGCAACGCGTCGGCAAGACTGGCAAGCGTACCGCGGCGGCAGGCCGGCGCGAACTGCAGAAGATCGAGAGCATGGCCGCCGGCGGCAGTGTTAACGCGACGGATGACTCGAAGCTTGAAGCGGTGCCGAAGACCGGCGCCACCATCGACTCCGATTCTGCGAAGCCGCTGGCTGCCATGGTCGCCACCGCTCTGGGTATCCCTGTGACCATGTTGCTCGCTGACCCCGGCCAGACCGGCGCCCGCGCAGTAGCGGAGACGCTGGACAAGCCGACCGAGCTGACCATGCTGGGCCGGCAGGACGTGTGGCGTGAGACCCGCCGGCAGATCCTCGGCTACGTCATCGACCAGGCGATCATCGCGCCCCGCGGCCCTTTGAAGGGAACCACGGTGCGCGACGGTGACCGGCTCCTGACTCAGCTGCCGAATGAGGATGACCGGACGCTGAACATCGTATTCCCGGACATCAGCAAGATCGACGTGAAAACGATGATGGAAGCGTTGGAAAAGGCCGACGGTCACATCCCACCGCTCCTGCTCGCGGAACTGATCATGCGGGCCCTCGGTGTGCGTGACGTCGACGAATGGTTGGCCGAACTGCAAGACGCCGAAGGCAACTGGTTGGACCCACTACAGGGTGTAGGCCAGGCGGCGGCGGACGCATACCGGCAAGGCCGAGACCCAGCAGAAGAAGCATAAAGGCGGTGATTCGGTGGCTGTCACAGATGAAACCCTGATGGCAGCCGCCGACACCCGCCGGCAACTCCAACGCATGACCGACGACCAAGTCATCGCCCTGACGCGGGCGTGGGTGGACGCGTGGGACGACCTCGCACCCCTTTTCTCTGATGCTTTCTTGGAGCTGCTGCAGGGCGCGGACGGGCGCATCTCACGCGCCACCGTCGCCCGCAACCGCCGGTTACAGGCCGCGCTCCGGCAAGCCCGGGCCGCACTGAACGAGCTGACCAAGACCACCGACGGGATCATCACCAACGACCTCGCCGACGCTGTCCTCGACGCAGTGCAAGGGCACCAGCAACTCCTCCGCACCCAGCTGCCACCGGCCACCGCCGGTGTCAGCTTCGACCTCGACGCACCAGCCCCGGAAGCGTTATCTGCGATCGTTGCCCGGACCACCGAGCAGATCCACGCGGAAAGCCGGCCACTGGCCGGATGGGTAGTGCAGGCCATGCGGAAAGAACTCGTGCGTGGCATCGCCGTCGGCGACAACCCGCGGGAAGTCGCCCGCAAGCTCATGCGCGCCACCGAAGGACACTTCAACGGCGGACTAGCCCGCGCCACCCGCATCGCCCGCACCGAAATGCTCGACGCACACCGGAAGGGTTCACTGGCCGGCGCGAAAGCCAACAAGGACCTGCTGGTCGGGTGGAAATGGCAGTGCACGTTCGACCGGCGCACCTGCCCGTCCTGCTTGGCGAAGCACGGCACCTTGTACCCGGTCGACGACTTCGGGCCAGCCGATCATCAGAACGGGCGGTGCGCACGCATCGACATCACTCGCTCGTGGAAAGATCTCGGCTGCGACATCCCAGAGCCAGCCGACCAATTCCCCGACGCCAAAGCTTGGTACGACGGACTCACCGACGAATCAAAACTCGAACTCATGGGCCCCACCAGGAAACAGCTGCTCGACGACGGACTGATCAAGTGGGAAGACCTCGCCACCGTCCGCAAAACCGACGCATGGCGCGACTCCTACGGCCCCACTTCGGTCAAGGATCTACAGGCCATCGCTGGCTGACGGCTCGTATTGCACCGTCCCGCACCATTTGCAGACCACCGACATGGACCCGCCAGTCATACGCAGGTACACACCATGCAGTTTCCACTCATGGCCCGGGCATGCCCCGGGCTCACCCTGGGTGTCGTTCGCGTCGTCAGCACTCATGACCACCAGTTTAGGAGACCAACCATCATGGCAAAGATCCGCGAAGCCGCCACCGCCACCCGGCACGGGCCGGGCCGTATCTTGCTCACCCTGATCAGTCCTGGCAAGGGTTCCAGCGGAAATTACTCGCCCGAGGTGCTGGCCACCGCCGCCGCCGAGCGGGCTTTTCCACGCGGAACCCTGGGCATGATCGACCACGACACCCCAACCGAGGCGATGGAACGCCCCGAAGGATCACTGCGGAACCTAGCCATCGTGCTGGAAGAAGACGCCTACATCGGCCAGGGCGGTGCACTGCAGGCCGAAGCGAAGGTCGCTACCGCGTGGCGTGACCTTGTGGATGATTTCCACGAGCACATCGGCGCGAGCATCTACGCGGCCGCGGACATCAAGGTCAACGAGTCCGGCGAAAAGGTCATCGAACGCATTATCCCCAACCCTTTCAACAGGACCGACCTCGTCACCGTCGCCGGCCGCGGAGGGAAGATCGAGCAAGTCCTCGAAGCCGCCCGAGTCATCGAATCCCGGTCCGTCGTCAAAGAGGCCATGGCCGAGGACATCCGCATGTGGCTGGCGGCCACTGTCCGCGACGTGCACGCCAACGAGAGCACGTGGGCGTACCTGCAGGACTACGACGAAACCTACGTGTACTTCGACACGCACGGCAAAACCTACCGGCAGCAGTATTCGCTGACCGGTGTCAACGTCACACTCACCGGCGACGCAGTAGAGGTCCGCCGCCGGGTCGAATACGACCCCGTCATTCTCTCCGCCCAACCGGCCGGAGTAATCGAGAAGAAGGAGGATGCCACCGTGGCAACCACCCAGATTGAGGAAGCAGAGCTGAACCAGCTCCGCGAGTCCGCCGGCCGGGTCACCGCGCTGGAAACCGAACTGCAGGCCGAAAAGGAAGCCCGCGCCGCCGAGGCGAAGGCGCGTTCCGAGGAAGCCAAGAAGCACCGCCTCGCCGAAGCCAAGCGCATCGTCACCGAAGCGTTCGGCGAAGACGCGCCGGCCTTGTACACCCGCCTCGCAGAGTCCGTGGCCGCCCCGGAGGACTTCGACGCGGACGCGTTCCGTACCGAGGTCACCGAAGCCGCAGCCAAGGCCGCAGCCGACCAGGGCGCAGGCACCCCACGCGGACTCGGAGCCGGCACCGCCACCGAATCCAAGACCATCAGCGAGGCGGACATCGTAGCCGCCCTCGGAGAGGACTAATCACCATGGCTATGAACCAGCGTTACACCAACGCCCTGCACATCACCGTGCCAGCCCCACGCGATGTGAAGTCCGGCGAACCGGTACAGGTTGGCCAGATTTCTGGCGTCGCACAGATCGACGCCAAGTCCGGTGAGAAGGTCACGATCTGGCTCGACGGCTCCTGGGACATCGAAGTGACCGGCGCCGTCGCCTCCGTCGGCCTGCCTGTCTTCATCACCTCGGCCGGCAAGCTCAACACCACCGCCGCCGGCAACACCCCATGGGGCATCGCGCTGGGCACCAAGTCCGCCGCCGCGGCCCCACTGGAAGTCGCACCACTCGGCTACACCGCACCGGCCCCGGCCGGAGCCTAAGAAAGGAAGCCTTTCAACATGAACTACTTCGATAAGGCCGGATGGCGCACCGCAAGCACCAAGGCGGAGAAGATCCACGAGGCCGCTGAATTCTTCGGCAAGAACCGTCGCGGAAACTCGATCAAGCAGGGCGAACTGGTGGAAGCATTCACCACATCGGACTTCCCAGTCCTGCTCGGCAACGCCTTCCAGGCCAAGGCCATCGCCGCCCAGAAGGCCGCTGTCAACGAGTTCGAACCGGTCCTGGCATCGACCACCGCCCCGGACTTCGAACGCCGCAAGCTCGTCGACCTCTGGTCCGGCGACGTGTTCGAACGCGTCGGACAGGGCGAGGAATACAAGGGCGGCAAGCTCAAGGAAACCGACCTGTGGCACGGCACCGGCAAGTGGGGTCTGGTCTACGGACTGACCTTCGAACTACGCCTACGCCGCATGTTCTCCGACCTGGCCAAGTTCCCGACCTTCCTCGGCAATGGCGCAGTACGAGCCAAGAACAACGCCGTCGCTGACCTGCTGGTCAAGGACAACACCTGGAACGCCGACTACTTCGGCTCCGTCGCATCGGTGAACTTCACCCCCGAAGCCCTGGACGCGGCCATCAAGGACCTCGCCCTGCGCGAAGACCACCGCGGCGACGTCGTCGAGGTCGGGAACCTGTACATCGTGCATGGTCCGGGCCTGCGCAGCGAAGTCAACCGCGTGCTGAACGCCAACAAGCTGGTCATGGAAGTCACCAACGGCTCCCGCAAGACCAACACCGAAGTCGAGAACCCATTCCGTGGCATCGTCACCCCGCTGGAGTCTCGCACCATCGGCAAGCGCCTGGGCGGCAACCAGTCCAAGGCCTGGGCTTTGGTTCAGGGCAAGGACGGCGACCTGCCGTCGATCATCGACACCGGGCTGGAAGGCCACGACGGCAACGTCGATATCCGCGTGCGCCGCGATCAGGGCGAGTACGTGGGCGGTGGTCAGGTACCGGTAGACGAGGGGTCGTTCAACGACGACACCATTCACTACCGCGGCCGCACGTTCTTCGGCATCGACAAGGGCTTCACCGAGGGCGTTTGGGCGTCCAACGGCGCAGCCTAAAACAAGTGAGTAGGGAAGGGGTGGTCATGGACTACCAGACACCAATCCGACAGGTGCGAGTGTTGATCGCAGACATGGCCACCCCACCCCTAATCGACGACCAGACCCTGCAAACCTACTTGGAGCTGCAGGGCTGGGAAGACGACGCCCGCTGGGCCGTCTACCGGGCCGCCGCCGACGCGTTGGAAGCGATCGCAGTGTCCGAGGTGCTGGTCTCGAAGAAGATCCGCACCCAAGACCTCACCTCCGACGGGCCCGCGGTGTCCAAGGAACTGCGCGAGCTCGCCGGAACCCTGCGTGCCCGGGCTGACGATGAAGACCCCGACATGGGCGGTGTCTTCGAAATTATCGAGCCCGGCTATGGCCGGCACGAGGCCGAAGAATGGCGGGTGTTCTGATGCCGTTCCCCGGAACCAAGATCATCCCCGACGGTTGGGCCGAAGCTCACAGGCCGGTCGTCGCCGGCGGCATGACCGGCACCTGCAAGATCGAGCGCGTCACCGACGGCCCCGAACCCTTCCCACCCGTCGAAGGGTGGAACGGCCGCGAACACCTCTGGGCCGGCCAGTGCCGCATCCAGGAGCTCAAACGCGAGTCCGCGGCCCTGCCGACGGAACAGCCGTCCGAGTCCCGCCAATACCTCGTCCAGCTCCCATACACCACAGAGAACCCGCTCCCGGGCCTGCATGTGGGGGAGCGGGGCGACATCGTCACCCACGCCGGTGTCGAGTACATCCTGAAACAGCGGATGACCGGCACCCTGCTGTGGGCGCACGACTTCATCGCCTGGGAAAACCAGACCCAGCAGAACCCCTAAACGTTCCTGCCGTTGCGCTTGTTGATCCACCACAGCAGGAAGAGCAGCACCGCGATGACAGCGAACACGCCGCCGAAGATCGACCAGATCGGCGCGACACTCCCTGCCACGAACCCAAGCACCGCCAGAACGGCGAAAAAGATGGCGGCATTGGTCAGTTTTACAGGCTTGATTGGTTTCTCAGTCATAGCCACCAACCCTACCGAAGGGCGGGCATACCATGGGATTCGACGCCTCCGATCTGCGTAACCTCGCCACGGACCTCGGCAAAGTCCCGAAGATCTCCGGCCAGCTGGCCAAGGTCGCGGTGAAGAAAACCGCGAAGGACATCGAAGCTACCGCGAAGACGCTGGCGCCGGTGGACACCGGCAACCTGCGCTCGTCGATCAAGACCAGCGACTTGCGTGGCGTCTCTCAAGATTCCCCGTCGGCGGAGGTTCGCGCATCAGCGAACTACGCGATCTACCAGGAACTGGGAACCAGCCGCATGGCCGCGCAACCGTTCATGGGACCAGCCGCGGACAAGCACACCCCAGCATTCCAAGAAGCCATGGCGCAACTCGCCGCGAAGGCGTTAGGCGGGTAAATGGACGTCACACAACTGAATACCGAGCTCACGGCCACCCTGAAAGCGATCCCCGCTTTGGGTGGCCGTATTTATGACGGGTACATCCCCGGCAAGCTCGAAACCGACAGCGCCGGGTACATCCGCCCCTACGTCCTCCTGCTCGCCGGCATCCCCGCCGACCTCCCGACGGAGCGCGACCTCACCCGCCTCGCCGACACCACCGTCGCGGACTGGGCGCCACAAACCAACTGCGTCGGCCCCACACCATCGCACGCCCGCGCCTGCGCGCAACTCGTCGCCCAGGCACTCACCAATGCCCGCATCGGCAACCACTGGCTACTTCCAGACCCCGACGGGTTCCGGGCAGCCACGCCGATCCAAGACAACCAGGTCGCTCCGGCCCGGTTCTACCTGCCGCTCCCGTGGCGGCTCACCACCAACTAAGGAGGCCCACCGTGGCAACCCAGAAACAGGTCACCGAGCCAGCCAAAGCTCCGGCGGCAGACAGCATGTCCGTGCACACCGTGACCGAACCCGGCCCAGCCCAACGCCACGACTACGACCCCAACAAGCGAGTCAAAGCAGTGGACAAGAACACCGGCGAAGCCATCCGACGCACCGTGCCCGAGTCATGGCTCGACGGCCGATTCCCCAACATCAAAGCAGCACCGTCCAACAAGAAAGAAGGCAAGTAGCCATGGCTGAACTTGGCCCAAAGATGCTCAACACTGCGAACCGTCGCCTCGACTGGGTGCCGACCATCGCAGACCCGAAGAACCCGACCGCCGCGGAACTCAACGCTGGCCTGAACATCACCTGCCTCGTCACCGCTGCCGACTACGCGTTCGGCATCACCGGCAACGAGCAGATCACCGATGCTGCGCTGTGCGATGACATCGAAGCCGGTGTTCCGGGCCGCGCCACCGTCGAAGCTGCGATGAACTTCTTCCGCTTCAAGGAAACCGCAGACGACAAGGCCTGGACGACCTTCACCGGCAAGGGTTTGCCAGGCTATCTGGTGGAGCGCATCGGGCAGGTCGCGGAGGGTGAGCGCCCCGAAGAAGTGCCCTACACCGCGGCCGACGAGGTGCAGATCCTCAAGTCGATCACGAACGATCCACAGAACCAGTCGCCGGCGACAGCTGGTTACGAGAAGTTCCGCATGGTGTTCTCTCCGCAGCGTCACTGGCCACGCGTCAAGGTCGCAGTAGGCGGCTAGCCAACAGACCAGTCTGGGCGGGGGTGCGTGGTGACTCCCGCCCCCGCCCGGACTCTAAACCACCTCTGAGTCACGCCCACAGCCTTTAGGAGTCACCCATGGCCAAGAGCACCAGCCGCCGCAGGGTCGCCGAAGCCGCCGCCGCGCTCGGCCTGAACCCAGACCGTGTCGCATCCCTGAACATCACCCCGGAACGCGTCCGCGTCATCGAATACCAGACCGACGGGAACGGACAGCGCATCTGGAACCCCGTCCTCGGCACCCACGACAAGCGCGCCTACACGCTCGAAGTGAAGTAACCACCCCAACCTTTTAGGAGTCACCCCATGAACGACCAGATCAACCCCACCCCATCCTCTGAGCTTGACCTCGACGCATGGCTGGCCGGCGGTGAACGCACCACCCACAACGTCAACCTGTACGCCCGCATGGACCTGATCGCCGAAGTCGAAACCCTCGAAGCACAGCGCGTCGAAGTCAAGGACACCCCGGAAGACGACCGGGCGCTCGGCGGCGACGACAACCCCAACGCCGTACTCGACGCACAGATCGACGACCTGTGGAAGCGCATCGACCAGTCCAAGCGCGTCTTCCGCGTCACCGCACTCACCAAGCAGGAAACCGACGACATCCGCGAATCAGTCCTCAAGGACTGCAGCGACGAAATCGACAAGGCCGCAGCGCTGGGCCGTGCCGAAGCGAAGAAGACCTGCAAGCGCATGGAAATCACCGTGCCCGCCGACATCAACGCCTACGTGCGCATCGGCGTGAAGGAATTCACCGACAAGCTGATCGAACATGAAACCACCCTGCGCATGATCGCCCAGGCCACCAGCGTGCAGGTCCGCGACCAGCTCGTCCAGCTCGACCTCGACCAGACCCGCACCCTCTACGAAAAGCTCGGCGAAACCCAGATCGGATTGCTCGCCGACGCCGCCTACAAGGCAAACCATGAGGCTCCGGAGGTCACCGTCCCAAAATCGTAGCGGCCATGGCCACCCGCCGGTGGGCCCACCTAGCCGGGTGGGCCCGCACGGCACGTTCCTGGCGGCTACCCATCACCGTGCTACTCGGATTCCGGGAAGACACCGGCCGGTGGACCGAACGGGACCGGCTCATGGCGCTGGCCCTGCAGCAGCACGAAGACAGCGTGCACTCCTGCGGTGTCCCGTCCTCGGTCGCATTCGGAGACGACAACGTCGGACGGGTGGAGTGGAAAGAAACCATTTGCCACGCCTGCGAGTCGAAGGAATCAGCGGCCAGCAACGATAAGAACCCATACCCGGGCAAGTTCTTCTACCCCGTGTGGGACGACTAGCCGCGGGTTGCTCATAACTGAATATAGGTGGTGCTGTTTTGGCTACTCGTGATGTCGTCGTCCGGATCCGGGCGGAGATCGGCGTTTTCAAGCGGGACATGGATGCCGCGGCGGCCAAGGCCAAGGAGACAGCGAAGAAGACCGAGGAAGCCGGTAAGGCCTCCGAATCAGGTATCGGCAGGCTCGCGCAGACCGCGAATGCGCACGAGAAAGCCTGGAACCAGGTATCCACCGGAATGGTTGCCTCCGGCACTGCTGTGGTTGGTGCGCTGACCCTGTCGACGAAGGCGGCCATGGACTGGGAGTCCGCGTGGACCGGTGTCACCAAGACCGTCGACGGCACCCCTGCGCAGATGGCCGAAATGGAAACCGGGCTGCGCAAGCTGGCTCGCACCCTGCCATCCACGCACGCGGAAATCGCCGGCGTGGCCGAAGCTGCCGGTCAGCTTGGTGTTGCCAGAGACGATATTCTCGGATTCACCAAGACCATGATCGACCTGGGGGAGTCCACCAACCTGACCGCGGAGGACGCGGCGACCAACATCGCTCAGATCTCGAACGTGATGGGCACGATGGAACGTGAAGGCGCCAAGGGTGTCGAACGGTTCGGTTCCGCACTGGTCGCCCTCGGCAACGACGGCGCATCCACCGAGGCCGAAATCCTGTCCATGGCCCAGCGGATATCCGGCGCTGGCGCAACCTTGGGCGCGACCGAAGCCGACGTGCTCGCGCTGTCCAACACCCTGGCATCCATGGGTGTCCGGGCAGAGCTCGGCGGCGGTGTCACCACCCGCGTCCTGCTGAAGATGCGTTCCGCAGTGGACGAGGGCGGCGAGTCCCTCGACGCTTTCGCCAAGATCGCAGGCTTGTCTGCGGACGAATTCGGTGCCAAGTTCAAGGCCGCACCAATCGAAGCCCTGGACCTCGTGTCCAAGGGCATCTACCGGGTCAACGAGGCCGGCGGCAACGTCACCGCCACGTTGAAGGACATGGGCATCAAGGGCACCGAGGAAACCCAGGTCATGCTGGCCCTCGCCAACTCCGGCACCCTGCTCGCTGACTCGCTGGAGCTCGGCGCCAAGGCATGGTCTGAGAACACCGCTCTGGTCGACGAGGCAACGAAGCGGTACGAGACCGCGGAGTCCAAGGTCAAGATCGCCTGGAACAACATCAAGGACGCCGCCATTTCGACTGGGTCTGTGATCCTTCCGGTGGTCGCCGACGTGGCCAGCGTTATCGCTGATCTCGCGGGCTCGTTCTCTGATCTTCCTGGCCCCGTGCAGACTGCCCTCGTGGCGATTGCTGGTCTTGTCGGTACGGCCGCCCTGCTGGGCGGCGCACTGATGAAGATCGTCCCCAACGTCCAAGCGACCGTAGGTGGTATGCGTGCCCTCGGCGACGCAATGGGCATGACCAACCGCAACGCCGGCAAGGTGCCGGGTGGCCTCGTCACCATCGACGCGGCCATGTCCCGCACCGAGAAGCGCGCCAAGACGCTGGCAGCGACGGCGGCGAAGGCCGGGCAGGCAGTCCTCATGCTGGCCATGGTCGGCCCCACCGTGGGCTCCATGGTGTCGTCCGGCGATCTGGCCCAGCTGGATTCGTTGAACGCGTCCCTGCTGAACACCAGCACCGTCGGCACCAAACTCGACGAGGCATTCACTGGCAAGGGCAACTGGTTCGACGGCCTCGACGTCGGCGGGCTGGAAGAAGCGTTCCGTGTCATCGGCAACCCATCCTGGGCGGAGAAGGCCGACCAGAACATTTCTAAGATTCTGACCTTCGGCAGCCGGTCGTCGTCGGACTTCGAGTTCGTGAAGAAGAACTTCGAGCAGCTCGACGGTGCGTTGGCTGGCATGGCGAAGTCTGGGAACGCGGAGCAGGCAGCGGATGCCTACGACGTGATCGCGGAAAAGGCCGAAGCCGCTGGCGTGCCGGTGTCGAAGCTGGCGGAGATCTTCCCTCAGTACGCTGCAGCGCTACAGCTGGCCGCGGCCGAGGGCGGGAACGCTGACTTCTCCAAGATCGCAGCTGATCTTGAAGCTACCGGTGCCTCGGCTGAATCGGCAGCGGAGAAGATCGACGACTTCTACGCGGCTATGGTCAACGCGGGCATGGTCGTCCTCGGTGAGCGTGAATCACTGCGAGCCATGCAGGAGGCGTTCGACGCGGCCGGCGCTGCCGCGGCGGAGAACGGCAAGAACCTGGACACGACCACGGAGAAGGGCCGCGCCAACCAGGCAGCCCTCGACGGGATCGCGTCCGCCACCTTGCGCGCCATGGAAGCCCAGCGCGAAGCCGGCGCCTCCACTGCAGAGCTGGGGGCGACGATCTCCGAAGGCCGTGAGGCGTTCATCGAGAACGCTGTCGCCATGGGCATGTCGGAGAAAGCAGCTGCTGCCCTGGCGGACAAGCTGAACTTGATCCCGGGCGCGGTCTACATCCAGTTCGATTCGAACACGGACGACCTTGCCGGGAAGCTCACGGAGATCCATGAGCTGGTGCAGTCCACTCCGAACGGCAAGGTCACGATCGAGGAAAACAGCCCTGTCGTCATCTCGGCGCTGGAAGCTCTCGGCTACATCGTCACCACCCTGCCCGACGGACGCATCCAGGTATCAGAAACCGGCACCGACTCGACCGGCAAGAAGATCGACGAGACCGCCGGCAAGAAACGCACCGCGAAGATCAACGCCGAAGCAATCACCGGCGCCGCAGAATCCGCGCTGAACAACGCGGCCCGTGACCGAAGCTCCACGATCCACACCCGAGTGGTGACGACCAAGGAAACCTACGAATCCACAGGCCGCGGCGGACGCGGCGGCCAGACCGTCGGCGGATACACCGGAGGTCTCGTCGGTCAGCTGATCGACGGGCTTGCTGGTGGCGGGCTGGTGCCTGGCTTTGCACCGCTGAACTCCCACGGCGACAACATCCTCGCCACCGTGAACGGCAAGCCCTTCGGGTTGCGGTCCGGCGAGATGGTCGTCAACGAGGAAGCCACCAAGAAGAACTACCCTTTGTTAAAAGCCATCAACGAAGGGGTCGTGGTCAGCTTGCCAGGGCTCGCCGGTGGTGGGCTCGTCGGCAAGGCCGAGCAGCGCGTGAAACAGGCACAGAAGGCCTACAACTCGATCGACGGGAAGAAAGCCAACAAGGCCCGCAAGCAGGCTGCCAAGGACCAGCTGGACGCCGCGAAGGCGGAACTGAAGGCGGCCAAGGAGTCGAAGAAGAAATCGGACGAGGCCGCCAAGGAAGCCCGGGAGCGTGCCGGCCGCCTGAATGAGGCAAGGTTCGACTTGCGGCGCGACCTGCGCCGCGGCGAGATCACTGACTCGTTCACCAGCGGGTCGGGCATGTCCGTTGTGGATCGGCTGTTTGAGCAGTCGTTCAACAAGGACTTGTCCAAGGGCAAACGCTCTAGCCTGCGTTCGACTGCGTACGGCATGGAGCGGGATCTGCTCCGGTTGGAAAAGCAGTCTGACCGGGTCGCGAAGTCGCTGGAAACAGCGGTGGACCGCCGGGACGAGCTGTTGGCCGCGCAGAAGGGCGTGCAGTCGTCCATGGTCGGCGCGTTCGACCTTGGCGGGCTGGTTGGCCAGACGGACGCCTTCGGCTACCGGAAGTACGCCGGCAAATCCGGGCTGCTCTCGTACGGCAAGTCATTGGCATCCGGTGCGAAGAAGCTGAAGGCCAAGGTAACGAAACTGCAGAAGCTCGGCTTCAACCAGTCGATGCTTCAGCAGGTCATTGACGAATGGACCGGATCTGGAACATTCGAGCTGGCTGACGCGATGCTGTCCATGAACAAGTCGGAACGCACTTCGTTCAACAATTCGTTCGAAACTGTCGAGAAGTACGGCGGATGGACTGGCGAAGCGCTCACCCGGTCGATGTTTAACGGTGGACTCGACGCAGCTCAAGGGCTGGTTGATGGGTGGGAATCCAAGACTAAGGACGTGGAGAGTTCTTTCTACAAGCTCGGTAAGAGCGCGGAGAAGGCTTTCAAGAAATCCCTGGGGATCAAGTCTCCATCGAAAGTGCTGCGCAAGGCCGGTCAGGACTCTGGCGACGGCGCAGTGCTCGGCGGTCTGGACAAGATTCCCGAGATTGAACGCGCCTACGGTGCGATGGGCGATGCCGCGGCCTCGGCATACCAGCCCGCCTTGTCGGTACCGCCATCGTACGAGGTTGCTCGGTATGCTGCCGGGCAGTCGCAATCGCAGGTGGATATCGACTACGACAAGCTCGCGTCAGCCATGGCAAGGGTGCAGCTGAACGCGAACGTTTCGGTTGGCCGTCAAGCAGCTGCGCAGATCGTTCAGGTCGGCACACATCATGGCCGCCGAGTGAAATAGGAGGGCACCTTTGGTTGCTGCATTTTCCTTCGGACCGCTGGGGGCTATGACCGATCTGGTCGTAGCCCCCGCGGTGGCCCCGCAAAACGAGCGGGGATTCAACGAATTCGTATCATCTGGCGGGGTGCGGCATGTCCAGTCGGGCCGTCGCAATCCGCGCCGCTGGGTAGTGGAGAGGCCCTGGCAGGATCCGGAGTTTGCGCGGATGCTTTCGTTGGCGGCCGCCGGCGCGATACCGGAAGTGTTCTTGTACGACCGGGCCACAGCGCGGGTGAACATGATCCCTGACTCCCTATCGTTGGGTCCGGTGCGGCGGCGCGTGAACCTGGTTCCCGACCCGTCGTTCGAGTCAGGAACAGGGCAGGGCGGGGTGTCGTCCGCGTCAGCCGGCGGAAGCTCCACGATCACGTGGGCCACGGACTGGGCGGATACATGGACGCACTCGTTGAAGATCACCCCCGGTGATGGTTCATCGTCTGCCTACCCGTGGTGGCAGTCCGGAGCACTGGCCCGCATGGGCATCGCCCGAGGCAAAACGTACACGCTGGGCGCAACGATCCGACTGGCAGCCGCCCAGACTGGTGCGCTGAACAGTGCGGCCAGGCGCATAGCGGTCGGCGTGACAGCTGACGGGGCCACGAACTTCGGTTACGCGCTCTCGGACGCGGCACCGAACGAGCCGGGCGTGACCCGGCTTAAGGTGACGTTCTCCGTCCCGTCGAATGCACAGAACCTGTTCGTGCGCCTGATGAACGGGTCCAGCACCGTCCCGGTGTGGTGGGACTCGCTCACCTTGGAAGAAGGCGAAACTGACGGAACCTACTTCGACGCGACCACACCCACCTGGGCAGGCTCGGATGCATTGTTCCAAGTTCCTGAAGCTGGCCCGGTGACGTGGCAGGCCACGCAGGTCCCGGTGATCGCTGGACGACTCTACACCGTGTACGCATGGTCGAAAGATCCAGGACCACCCTTGCAGGTCAGAGCCAACGAAACAACACAGAACCTGCCGAACCCCATCGGCGGTCTCTCAACCTATTCGTTCCAGGCGAATGCGGACCAGTTCGTTCAGCTCACCACCTTGGGCGCATCACCGTACGCGGTGCGGATGCTCGAAGGCATTGGAGATGGGAAGTACTACAGCGGTGCCGGCACCCCGTGCCGTGTCGCAGTTCGTGATCCCCAACTGACCTACCAGATGGTCACCAACGGTCGGACAGTTCACGACGTTCAGGTGGAACTCGTGGAAGTCGGACGCACCGGAGCATACACCTAGGAGGCAAACCGATGCAGCAGAAACCCTCGGGCTGGCCCGCGTCCGAAGGCATCGAGACGGTGCCGCAAATCCAGCTGATCCTAGATAACGGTTCGTGGCCTCCATCCGACGGTGTACTGCCGTCCGGAACCGCCGAGGTCGGGCACTGGTCACTTGATCGAACTCTGACCGGCGGCGGGCTTCCCGGGTCGGTGCGAGGCACGTCGGGATTCTCCGTGGCCGAAGGGCAGGCAAGCATCCCCCAAGCCGACGTTGACCAGGTGACACCGTGGGGGATCCCGGGGAGGCAAGCCACCGTGAACGGGCCGTGCCGGCTGGTAGCCGCTCACCCCGGGATCGCTTCGGACGTGCTCCCGCTGGGTAGGTTCCTCGTGGATCAGGTTTCCGGGTCAAGCACTGCCCCTGATCTGAACGTGAGCGTGTTGGAAGCGCAGACACAGATGGGGCGGTTCCAGTACTTGTGGCAGTTCGATGCGATCCAACGCCAGTTCGATGCTGCCGACGTGCTGAACAAGGTGCTGGCCGACGCAGGACTGAGGTCGCACCCGTCGGCAGGGTGGACGGCTCGTATCGGGCCGCCGGTGCTGGACGTCACCGTGCAGGGCCGGGTCCGGACCGCACCGGGATCGTCGACGATGGAAGCGACAGCAGTAACCCCCTCATGGGGTAGCGTTGCCGGGGTCGGTGGCCAAACGAATTCTGGTTTGGCATGGTTCTCCGCCTCAATGCGTTCCCAATCGGGTTCGGCCTTCAGTATCGTGGCAACCATCGCAGAGGGCGGGGCTCGCATTGTGTGGGGCGATGTGGCTGTGGACATCCGTTCAGACCGTGCCGTGCTCGAAATCAAGGGCTCAACCATTGAGACCGTGCAGTACAGTGCAGCCGGCGACCCGACGAAGACCCTGCTAGTGCACTGGGACGCCGCGACGAAACTATTCGCCGTCATCGACCTGCAGTCTCGGGCTGGAATGAATCGGAGGGTTGGGACGTACGACCCGGCGGTGCTCGTCGCTATGACCGCGACGGCCGCGCCGAACTCCAACACCTACGCGGCAACCGTCAGCGACATAGTCCCGTTAGCCGTCTCCACGCCGTCATTGGGGGATGCGCCGAAACGAATGATCCTGGGCGTGACCGCTTTCATCGGAGCGATCAATATCACCGACGGGAAATGGGCGGGCCACCAGCTCGTTGAACCGTGGGAACCACGGGCTGTCATTGAAATGACTGACTCGCCCCTGAATGGTGTCTTCGACGCGAGCGGAGCATCGGCATGGGATGTCCTGCAGGACATTGCCAAGGCCACGATGGGAGCTATGTGGAGGGACGAACGTGGCCGGATCGTTTACCGGAACCGGCGCTCGCTCAGGGATTCAATCCCGGTGGAGACTGTTCACGCGTTGGACTCACTGGAAAGCGTCGATTGGGTGATCTCCTCGGAGAACACAGCAGACCGCATCGAACTGACCTACACGCCCACACAGGTCACCGAGGACGTGCGCGGTGGAATCACTTTGTGGGAAGCAACCGAACCAATCCATATCCATGTCGGTGAAACCCGGGTGTTGGCCGTGGATTTCAACGGCTCCACCGATCGGCTGATGCCGTTCTTGCCGATCTGGGACGAGACTCTGGGCCCGGCACCAGTGAAGGGGTCGAGGTGGGCGGCGGCCTACAACCGCTTCGGTGGTGGTGTGCGGCCGCCGGATGACGCCTTGGTGGTATCGGCCGAAGTGGTGGGCCCGTCGAAGGCGAAGATCAGCATCACGAACACCACCAGTTCGCCCTTGTGGACGGTGGACGCGAACGGCGATACACAGCTCACTCTGCGCACTTCGGTGCACGTGGAGCCGGGGGAACAAGAATCCGTGAGCGACGGGCTACCGGAATCGCTGTCCACCACCCCGTTCAGTTTCGATGCCGGCGCGTGGGTGCAGTCTCCGGCGGTAGCTCAGGAAATGTTGGCCTGGCTCCGTGCGCAAACCGTCTCACCCAACGCCGTCATCTCCGATGTGCGGGTGGCACCGGAACTGAGCCGGCAATTGGGCGACACGATCATCATCCGCGACGAGCTTACCGCGCTCACCTCCAAAGCGATGATCATCGGCGTCGGGTTGAACGGGGACCGCACCGGCTACGAACAACGGCTCACCTTCGCCCTGCTGGAACGCTCGTTCAGCGACCTTGACAAATGGGCGACCTCGAACAGCATCACAACGTTCGAGCAGCTGGATGCCGCGCTGGCCACTCTGGGGATCAGTACTTTCCAAGCCCTCGAAGAATGGCTGGCTAGCAACCTGCTGTCCGGCTAGAACAAAATCACCCGGCAGGGGAAAGCCCGAATCAATTCAGGTTCGGGCTTTCCCCTTTCGCATGCCATCTTGAAGGAGAACTCATGGCCGCATTACCAGGCAACGCGCTGGGACCGGACGCACCCAACAGCGCTTCACCGCTCAAGGTGGACGGGGAAGTGTCGCTGGTGGGCTGGTTCACCACGATCACGAACTTCATCAAAGCCATGTCTCCGGCCTCCGGCGGGGTCTATGACACCGGCTGGATGCCATTGACGCTTGACTCTGGGTTCACTGGCGGTAGTCCGGTGATCCGCCGCATCGGCCGACACGTGAGGATCCGCGGCGCCACCGTATCCGGCGAACTACCCACCGGAGGAACGATCATCGGCAGCGCAGCGATCCCCTCCGGCCTGCGCCCCTCCGGCTCCGAACGCGGAGGCTGCTACCTGACCGGCAACCACGTTGGAGTGATCGGCGTGGATGTCTCCGGGAACATCTCCGTGTTCCACCAGTCCTCAGCAGGCACCCGCACCACCTTGCAGTTCGCGCTCGGCTGGTTCATCTGATGGGCACCAGCGATCCGGCACAGATCCGGGCCATCCAAGCTGCCCGAGCATACGACCAAGCCGTCACCCGTCTTGAGGAAGTCCTCGACGAGCTGACCGCCGCACAGCCTGCCGACCCAGCGACCGAAGGAAACCGATGACCATTCTTGCTTTTGACTGCCGCATCGGCGGCGGTTCGACTGTTGAAGTCTTGACCGGCACCGTCGACATTGTTGCGACTTCGCTACGCACCGAACCGTCATTCGTCGTGCTGCCTGAACCGACGACCATTGCATTGCACGGTGGGAAAGCGACCTCTCCGAACCTGATCCCATCGCCAGGCGGGACCGCCCCGGAATGGGCGTACAAGATCACCATCACCGATGGGTTCAGCCGCCGCGCCAAGGCGTTCCTGGTGCAAGTCCCCGAGAGCGGCAATGTGGTCCCCTTTGCCTCTTTACCACTCGTGGAGCAGGTCAACCCCTCCATGGTCAACATCGGCAAGATCTCCGCAGAGCTGGAGCAAGCCGCACAGGCCTCGGAAGAAACTTTCGTCGGAGCCGACATCATCAACGGTGAACTAGTCCTGACACGCAACAACGGACAGGAAGTGAACCTCGGGCAGGTCGAAGGGGCGCAGGGGCTCCCCGGCCCGAACGCGGTCCCCGCAGACGAAGCCGTGGCCCGCTATATTGGCACGGCAGGGTCGGACACGCAGGGAGCCGCAGATTCACGCTACATGCGGACTATCGCTCAAGCAATGCCACCAGCTGTCACGGAGGGCGCGCTCTGGATCGAGACCTCGACAGGCAAACTCCACTACCCGGTTGACCGCGGACTTGGCCCAGTCACCAACTTGGCATCGAACCCATCGTTCGAATCGGAAACCCAATACGCCACCATCGCCAACCCGGCAACGTTCGTCGCAGTATCGCAAAACCTGCGCTATTCGAACCTCGACACCGGAGTGCCAGGACAGAACTGGAACGAACGAATCCCCGCACTGGTCCAATCCTTTGCCGCGGCGAACGCGGCGATCATCGGGTGCCAGGAAAACAACGATGCCGGCATCGGAGTCTCACAGACCGCACAGTTGGCAACGGCCATGGGGAACCCTTGGAAAGTCTGCGATGGGTCAGCAAACAATGGCATCCTGTACAAATCGACGGTGTTCGAACAACTGACTTCTCCGGTGACGTTGGAAATCAATAAGATCCACCTGCAACCGGGAACTCAGCGGACGATGACCTATGCCTTCTTCCGGCATATCGAGTCCGGACGGCGGATCATTTTCGCGGTAACCCATTTCGTCGTTGACACCTCGTCAACAGCCAATAACGCGTCCCGCACCGAGTCAGCGCATTTCGTTGCGCAAACCCTGATGGATTTGCGCGCAAAGTTCTCTGATCGGCCGGCGGTGATCCTGACTGGTGACTTCAACCAGTCGACGTCGATTCCGGACAGTCCTTTTGCGGTCTTCTCAGCATATGGACTGAAAAATGTCCGGGACCGCGCAAGTAGTGTCGTCAACGGGACGCTGAACTCCTACAACGGATTCGACCCCAACATGGCCGGGCGACAAGATGGAGCATGGGTAGACGGCGTGTTCACCACCGAAGACGTGACCATCCCCAGCGCGGGCATATTCGTCAGATTTGCGACAGGAGCATCGTTACCTCTGGCCACCCCATTGCCCTCGGATCACAACATGATTGCGTCCACCGTGGCGGTCTCACAGATCCCAGCTGTGCGCATGCAAGGAGGCAATGGGCCAGTCACTTCGGGTGCTTCTTCGCAGACGTATCGCTCGGCGGAATGGTCGCTCACTGGGGAAACTTCACTCTGCAACGATGTAGCGAATGCAACAAGTGCAGCCACCGGTTCGTATCCGGCGGGACAGGCTGGGGCAATATACCGGCTGGGCTGGCAGCCGGGGAAGACTTACACTGTTTCGGCAAGCGTTCGGTTGGCGACCGCGCAAACCGGAACGTTGGATTCTAACGCTCGAAGGATCACCATTGGCATCACCCAAGGAACAACGAATTTTGCCTTCGCAGTGTCACCTCAGGCACCAAATATGCCTGGTGTGTATCGGTTGTCTGTGACGTTCACGATTCCGGCAGATGCGTCAAATGCGTTCATTCGTTTGATGAATGGGTCGTCTGCCCAGAAAATCTGGTGGGATAACTTGATCGTCACGGAAGGAGATGCCCCTGTGGAGTATTTCAACGGGGATGATTTGGGGTGCTCCTGGTTGGGGAGCCCCCATGCGAGCCCGAGCGTGTACGCGGGCCCGACATGGGTGCAACTTAGCGATTAGAAAAGCGCGGTGCGGGTGTCAGCTGCTTGGTTAGGCTGACATCCACAGGCGCGGCTTGACGGCTTCCAGGAAGGCATCCCAGTGCATCGATCGGACTTCGAGCGAGTCTACGATGTGGTGGTCAAAACTTGCCGGGATGAATCGTGGATTGATCAGGCCAGTTGAGCCGTCCATTAGTTGATCGTTGATGTCGAAGTACCCGAATCCCAGTTCATGGCAGGCTGATTTGAGCTGATTGTTGAATTCCAGCGCTAGTTGTGTTCGGGCGAAATCGGAAGCGTACGTTCTCTTTAGATCGGCGATGATGTCTTCTCGGCGGCTTGCATCTTCGTTGCTTTCAGTGAACCGCTCGGTGACGATGCGGGTGATGTATTGAATGGCCTTCCCGCGGTCGTAGCAGAGCACTGGGAGGTTGATGCCTTTGACCATGATTTGATTGGCTGGCAGCTTGAGTCCTATCAGGAACCGCATGTAGGAATTCAGGAAGTATTCAACTAGTTCCGGGGTGTTTTTGCCGTCCTTGGCCACGTAGCGGCGAAACGGAATGCCGAGCTCAACGTCTACCTGCCCCATGTTGAAGATGGTGAAATCAGGTTTTTCCGTCTCGATGAAACCGCTGATCTTGGATCCAACATTGAGCGTCGAGGAGAGCTTGCCTACACCAGCGAGACTGGCGCCATCGATGCGCTTGGTCGTGCACTTAATTCCGCGCAGCGCGTGGTTGATGACACCGACTTGGTTGTTGATACCGAAGTACTGTGTGTGCGAATCGCCTACGGCCAAAATCTTCATTCGTGTAATTGTCTTCCGTCGAACTTCGGTTATTTGTCGGTAGTCAGTCTAATTTACAAACTGGAGGATAACGTGCGCGGGCATGCTGTTGAACGTAAAAGAACTCGCACCGACGCGGAAGGAACTGTATGGATCAGATCCCTTGGGCGGCGATAGGTGCGCCCCATGAAAGTAGGAGGTGCATGTTGTGACAGGTAAATACAAGCAAGGGCGAAGGATGATGCTCTTAGCAGTGATCATCCTCGCCGCAACCCATATTTGCGGGTACCTGCCGAATGAAGCGCCGAACAACCTGCCGGTGAACTGGACCCGCGTGATCACGTTTATTCCCGGCTGGGTGTGGATTGTTGGGTGGGCGGTAACAGCGGTCTTCGCGGTGTGGGAGATGGTCACGAGTAGGGGCAGGGTGGCGATTAGCCTTGCTGTGGCGTTGTGTACGGCGACTGCGGCCGCTTACCTGTTCTCCTACATCATGACCGTCGTAAGCGTCGGTTGGGGTTCCCGTGAATGGTTCTACCTCGGACTCTACGGCTCATTCAGCCTCGTCGTATCCGGGCTACTCACCAAAATCGGGGCACTCAAACGCGGAGGCATACGGGCAGATGATTGACATCAACTGGGGGGTTGTAGGTCAAGTCTTCGTGCCCATCGTTGTTGCAGCACTCGCAGCATGGGCTACCCGCGCCGCACACCGCACCCAAAAAGGCAGCCGAGAGAACGCGCTCATCGACCAGCTGCAAGAACAGCTTCTCCAAGCTGACAAGCGGGCTGATAAGCAGGATGAGCGCATGGAGAAGATCGAGGCGAAACTCGAAAAGGTTGGTCGTACCAGCCGTGTACGTCTCGACTACATTTACCGGCTCCGGCATCACATTGATACTGGGCAACCACCACCAGCACCGGAATGGCCTGCTGGCATTCACGACTGACCGCCGTAAGCGGTCATTTTCTACGCCCCGTCGCAGTTGTGTGGCGGGGCTTCGTCATACCTAGGAGCAAATCATGGGAAAGATGGTTTCCCCTTTTGAAGGGCGATTCACCCAGAATCACGGAGACAAGGGAGGGTATCCCGGGCACAAGGGCGTGGACATCGCCCCACCGAAGCCGGGCCAGGTTGGCATGCCCGTCTACGCCGCATTCGACGGCACCATTCGAGTCTTGCATCGCACCGCTAAGCCGGGAAACAAGAACTCCACTTGGGCTAAGGGGCGTACCGGCAACGGCATGCTGGTCTCTAACCCGGACGGCGAGGGCAACGGCTACAACCACATGCGCCCGCTGGACCACTTCAAGGTGGGGGACAAAGTCGTCGCAGGGCAGCTACTCGGCTATAACGACCGCTCCGGCAACCAGACCGGCCCGCACCTGCACTTCGAACTGTGGGCGGACTGGCGCAACTCGAACTCGGACTACGCGCCAGAGAAGGCGTTCGCCAAGTTCGGCATCGATGAGGGATCAGCACCAGAACGAATCAGTGTTGCCCCGGTAAAGCCAGCGGGCAAACCGAAACCAGCAGGTTCGATTCCTGCGGACGTGGCGAAGAAGCTCAGGGCCATGGGCTACAAGAACCTCGACGCGGGCGATGTCGAGGCGTACCAGGCATGGCACGGGCTGGTGCCGGACGGGCAGTGGCTGGACAAGACCGAGGCGAAGTACCAGGAAGTCGTCCGCGCCCAGAACGCCACCAAGAAGATGAAGGGCGTCCCAGACAACTGGGCCTCCGACGGATACTGGGGCACCACCTCGAAGAAATGGGCCTGCTACACCTCCGGCCGCAACGGGTGGAACAACCCGCACGGCTACCTCACCAAGAAGTACATCAACAACCTCAAGAAAGCGCAGGCATGGTAATCATGACCGAAACAGCATCCGCCCTCTGGGCTTCCATCGTCCGCACCATCGTCCCGCTAATCGTCGGCGGTGTCCTGTCGCTGGCTGTGGCCATCAATGTTCCGCTGGATCAAGAGTTTGAAACGCTGTTGGCCGCTCTCCTGACGGCTCTGCTCACCGCGCTCTACTACGTGGCAGTTCGTCTGTTCGAAACGTACATCAGCCCGAAGCTCGGTTGGCTGCTCGGCTACGCCAAGTCGCCGGACTCGTACTCGGAAGACACCCCGGGCAAGCACATCGCTGAATAAACAGAACCGCCCCATCCTCGTTTGAGGGTGGGGCGGTTTTCTGCGTTTAAATAGGCAGCCCGCCAGCACTTGGGGGACGCTGGCGGGCTCTACTGGCAACTGTTCACACTTGGGGGACGTGAACAATTCGCCTGGGCCAGTAGTTGTGTTCAGGGGTTGGCCGTACCGTTCAAGTTTAGAACAGAAAGTTCGGTTATCGAAATAGTAATGCAATTTCGTTCTGTGGAGATACCTGATTTTACGCTGAACGGTACCTGAGTATGCCGCACTGAACAAGACTGCAAGTGGAAATGCGCAGGTGAATCGGTATCATTTGGGTGGGTTATGCGCTTGACTCGGGTTGGGACTTCGAGTTTTTAGATCAGCTGTTGGGGAACGCTCGATCCGCACATACCGTTCTTCCGAACCCCGCCACCAGTGCAGTGGCGGGGTTCGACCCTTTTTCCGGCACAATAGATCCATGGAAGACCGCGATCCACGCTTCGACCGGATGAAACGGTATGAGACACGGAGGCAACCATACGTTCAGGTGACCGACTACGAACGCGGCCGATACCATGCGAGAGTCATCGGCTGGATCTCCGGCGAAGTGTTCATCGAATACCCGAAGCTGATCCGCGACTACACGAACACTGGGCAGCGGTATTTCAAATGGGTGCCCACCGAGAGCGCGGTTCGTATCCGCCGTTCAGATAGCATCTGGCTGTCCGTGGAAGACGACGACGACTGGCACGAAGCAGAGGACGCCAAGATCACCTTCCGACCAGACCCCTGGACTATCTACACCCAAGAGGAACCCGGGCCAGCAAGCGACTAG